CTAAGAAATGCGTAGTAAATGATCTGCGTAAAATATGCAAACGGATTTTTAGATTTTTCTGGATTAAAGTTGTCGATATATTGCAGACAGTTTTCAATACCATCTGAAATCATCTCTTCTCTAAACGTATAATTTACAAAATTGGGTTTATATGACAAGTGAGTAGCAATCTTCATAATACAGTCACCAATATAGAATGGCACCACTGGTCGTGATTTGCCTTCTTTTTCTGCTTTAATAACTGATTCTCTGAAAGCGATCATTTCAGTCAAAAACTTCTTGTTGTCAACATAATTATGCTTTTGTCTTTTAGGTTTGTTCATAATAAATCCTTAATGAAAGACGGTGTTCGCAGATAGTCCAGCGACAGCCGCATACAATTTTTTCTTTTGATTGTTACTCATATCTTTGATATCATTTTCAAGTGTATCTTCATCTTTATCCTGATCAATTCTATCTGGCGTCCTTACGCCTCTCGCATGTTTAAGAGCCTTCAAATAAAATTTCTCTAAATCTTCTGTCATGTCACTTATCATTATAACATGATCCTGCCAAATGTCAACCCTTAATTCTTCGTCAGGCAAAGGAATCCAATAAGTTGTCATCATAGAAGGAACACCAGCATGATTGACAATCTCTAATTTTAGAGGATCTTCAATTATAAAACCCGTTTCAGTTTTTTCAATTATCGAACAGACTAGAGTTTCTCCGTTGATTAGTTTTATCAGACTTAACATCGTTGATCCTAATGTTGTAAATTTTGTAGTTGAACTCTTCTTCGTTATACATCTTCACACGAATAGCAAAATGCTTTAACGTGTAGTTGTGCCACTTCTTCCAAGATAGATCGTCTGCTATATCGTATAGGGTAGCAGATTCTTTATTGTCGCCCTTGCGTAGTCCTCTACCAATAGACTGTAGATTTCTTATACGAGACTTACTAGGGCTAGCAAAGATAATATTATGTAAGTTTCGTATGTTAATGCCAGTTGAGAAAGTGCCATAACTAGCGATGATAATAGCACCATTTTCGCCTTCTGTAATACGTCTAACATCTTCTCTTTCATCTGCATCAACCTTTCCATGTACAAAAAATACTTTGCGATTTTCGTCTACGCTACTATTTATGAGATCATATAAGACTTGACCGTGCTTCTCTACCATTTGATAAAGTACTAGTGTATTACCTTTTTGACTCAATGTCAAGTTTTTTATGAATTTATTTCGTGCTTCATTTGAAATGAGAAAATCAATCTCATCTTTATAATCTGCTTTTGTCATCATCTTGCGGGTGGCATCTGGATATTTTAGAACGAGACCCTTGATTCTTAAATCAGCAACAGTATCGGAATCCATCAATTCTTTAGTGGAGATAACCTTCATCACACTACCAAATAATCCCTCTAAAACCAGTTGGTGCGTCTGTGTCCCGTCTAATGTGCCCGTAAAACCATAGCGATACTTACAATTTTCTAATTTGGTCATAATGCTAGTCAATGATTGAGACTTGAATAGATGCGCTTCGTCACCAATTACGACATCAAACTGATCAAACCATTTACGAGGCATTTTGTAGATTGACTGCCAGGTTGAAATAAAAATGTCGGCATCTGCATTTTTGTCTTGACCTGCCATGATTAAGTGTGTAGAATAACTATGTTGATTCACAGAATAATCTTTGAAATCACCATCCATCTGAGTTACCAATGAAGTGGTGGGTACAATTATTAATTTGCGCCCTGGTAGGAAGTCACAAAGCATATAGATGATAAGGGATTTACCACTCGCCGTAGGCGAGAGAATCATCGCACGGCTGTGGCGTATGGCGTGTACAAAAGCGCCGATCTGATAATCACGGGGTTGTATCGGGTAAGAAGAGAAAAACTGTGAGGCTTCTTTTGTAGATATATCATTCAATACATACGCATCATCTACATCCTCAAGAATATAATCACGCTCTTGACAGAATTGTTGTAGATGATGGAACAGACCAGCGTATATCTGTCTGGTGTTCACATTGAACAATCGTATCTTACCATCCCAATACTTGTTTCGGTAAGCAGGCATAAATTTAGCGCCAGGAACTTCAAAAGTGAAATAGTCACTTATTTCTTGTGCAGTGCCTGAATCTGATCCCAACTTAATGAATGCTTCGTTGAGTTTGTGTACATAGATTTTTTCACGGGCTTCTTCTGCACCGGTGCTGGGGGTGTAGGGGTCTCTTGTTTGGGCCATAAATATCCATAATCTTGTTTGAAGCGAAATATGCGCTTCTTAATTGATCTCACTCTTTCTTCAAGGTAATCATCCGGTGATAAATCTGTTCCATTCGATTGCATTTTTGATCTGAAAGCCTCTATTGTTTATGCTCTTGATTATTGATTCAAGATAGTCGACCTTTTCTTGTTGTAATGTAACTTTCAGACTAATATCTGTCAGCATGTCATCACTGTCAATATACAGATCAACCTCATTCTTTAGAAGTTTCTTATAAAATTGGTCTCTACCTAGTTCTTCTAGTTCGTTTTGATCTAGTTCACCCAGATAATATTCTAGTAATACTCTTCGTTTCTTTTTCAGTTCAGCCTTTTGCTGAAAGAGCCGAACACGTTCTGCGAGGAATATCTTCAAGTATTTATTGTGCAGTGTGGGTATCTTTGTAGATTCATTGCCCAATTCTGTTTCATCAAGTTTGCAGTCCTTGTCCCACTGCTCCATAATATCTTCAACTTTCATTTTTTACCACTTTTCATTCTCAATTCAAATATTTTAATCAGATAATTGCAGTACTCTGGATAGTTGATGTACTTATTTATCTGTTCAACCAGATATTTTTTTGTCATAATTTTTTCGCAATGTCCTTAATTTTTTCTGTGGCATATCGTGTATATAAGCATGGTATGAAGGCGTGTACTACCACTCTCCAACAAATACCCCATGACATCCATGCAAAGCCTATAGCCCGCTTGAAATGTTGCCAGCGTGATAGACCTTCGTAGTCCATATGCTCTTTACACATTTTACTAAACATTATAGCACCTTATGCGATAGTTGTCAATTCATATTTTCTATAGGCAAATGATACTTGCCCTTGCAGATATTCGATGTCCGTACCCGTTGTGTTAAATTCTAATGCGCCCAAATTAATTGGATAAGCGTCAATAAATTTAACTTCAACATTAGGCTTGTACTGGGCTGTAGTGATAATTAGGCTTGCATCTGAATATTGTCTGTCTATGCTTACAGCATTTGCCTTTAATGTATTCTGTATGCTCTGTCTCTGTTGAAAATTATCTGGATATCCCAGAGATACCAACCAATCGTAGATTTCACGAAAATTATTTAGGTCTTCATCAATTTGAAAATTTAGATCAAGTTGTCCAAATGTGAGTTTGTCACCAGGAATAGGCAAGCGAATAAATGTATTGTCTTGTTCTAACTGACCCATACTAACATCTGGAATATTAGCAGATGTACAGAAATAATTCACATGTGGAATCTTCTGAATCTGAAACCTAAAACCAGTTGGTGATAGAAAACTTAAATTGTCTGGTTGTGTACCTTGTAGAGCCATAGCAATATCTCCTTGCATATATTTATACGCACAAAAAAAAGGGAGGGCAAAGCCCTCCCAGTTTTCAGGTTGGTTGACCCAACTCTTATATTACATAAGGTTGGTAACCTTTGCGATACGGTAGTACTTGTTACCATCGCCAGTACCAAGACGGGCAGCAACGCCGTTACCGTCGTTAGTTGCGAATGGATTAGCAACCATGCCGTAGCGTGTCTTAAAGCCAATCTTTGGCTGGAATGTGTTCTCACCCACTGCACGAACCATCTGTAGTGGAACATATGGGCAGTAGAACATGCCAGCGTCAAAAGAGCTTGTGCCTTTGTAACCAATTGTGTAGTAGTTATTAGTTGCATCAGCAAAGTATGGGTCGATGTACACACGAATGCGGCCGTTAAGTACGCCAGCAAATGTATTGCCTGCATCGTCAACCTGTAGGTTGTTTGAAAGTGCAGGTGTGTAATCTAGAACGCCAGCCATCTGAAGTGCAGAAGCAACATCAGAAGAACAGATCATTACGTTACCCTTGCCGCGGCGAGTTGCTTTGGCTAGTTCGTTAGCATCACGCTCGATTTGGAACATAAGACCCTTGAACTTCTCAACTGACCAGCGACCGTTTGAGTCGGTGTCAAGATCGAAAGTACCGGAAGTCGTTGTGTTCTTTGTAGCACCAGCAACAGCAGAGTAGTTAATTGTGCGAACTACTTCACGGTTGATTTCAGCTAGAATCTCAGCAGAAAGAATGTTTGACAATTCTGTTTCTGCGTCAAGACCATGAATTGCTTTAAGGTCTTGTGCGAGTTCCATTGTGTACTCAGCCTTTAGCGCACGGCTAACAGCAGTTACAGCAACTTTCTCGACTGAGAATGCCATCTCGTTGAATGCTTCACCAGCGGCTCCACCTAGTGCTTCTGCTTGAGCAGTAGTCATACCAGTGTGAACATTGTAGTTACCACCAGTAGCTGATGTAGAACGATCAGACGGATCTGTACCTGTCTGAGCGGCACCTGCAGATGAGTTGGCGGCACCCTGTGATGCAGTGTTACCAGCATATGACATTGAGAATGAAGCGTCGGCCTCATTAAACATTGCCTCTGAGCCAGTCTGTGATGTGTAGCGTGAACGCATTGCAAAGATAAGTCCTGTTGGACCTGTCATTGGCTGAACGCCAGCGATATCATATGCAATTAGGTTCGGCATTGAGCGGCGAACGAGTGAGATAAGAACTGGATCGTAAATATCAACATTACCAGCACTTGCTACAGATGAAGATGCGCCCATTGCGTTAGCAGGAGCGGCCTCACCGAGAAGTGATGGAGCGTTGTAACCACCAGAACCTTGTGCCTGCTCACGGGCAGACTTTTCTTGGTTTTCTAGAAGTGTTGCAGTAACGGCTCTCTTATGGGCATCCTTGATTGGCTCAAGGTCGGTATGCTCAAGAACTGGCTGCCACTTCTTTTGAAGTTCATCAGATTGATACATTTTAGTTTCTCCTTTAGTAAACTATCAGCCTTTATACAATATTTATAAATTATTACTTTTTGATGCTTCTTGAAATGGCGTCTGTGTAAGCAGCCATAGAGCCTGTCACTTCAGTAGCCTCTTCTTCGATTTCAAGAGGTTCTTCATCAGTTGCATCATTCTCAACAACTTCTTCCGATGGGAAGTAGTTCTCTTTGATTGTCGCTAGTTTTTCAGCATATGTGTCAGCATCATAGTCAACACCTTCTGCTAGTGACTTCATCTTTTCAACTTGTGAATCAGTTAGTCCTTCACAAACAACTGCGAGTTCCTTGTCCTTCTTCATTTCGACAAGTTCTTTTTTGACTTCGATGTTACGCTCAACTTCTTCGTTGACTGAAGCCTCAAGTTCTTCAACTTTACCGGCTAGTTCATCTACTAGATCGACCTTCTCTTCTGGAATATCAATATAGTTTTCAGCGAATAGATTGCGTAGACCATGCATGAAGTTTTCAACAATCTCTGCACGGACACCCTTTTCAATAGCGAGTTCGTTATCTTTCATCCACTCTTCAGCGACATACTCAAGATAGTCGTCAAGTTTAGTGGTAAGATCCTCGACCATTGTCTCTTTTTCTGCATCAAGGTCTGAAGCCATTTCTGCGGTAGCAGATTCTAGGACTTCGTTTACCTTTGAGAGAACAGCGGCTTCAAAGATTGTCGTTGCAGACTCTTTGAATTCCTCAGAAAGTTCTTCTGAACCGAACAGTGCATTTACATCGGCTGATACGTCAATATCTTCCTTTGTTACTTTCTTAGATTCATGATATCCGGCTTTAAGTTTCTTTTTCTCCTTATCGCCGTGCGCCATTTCCTCCATTTCTTCATCATCATGCATAGCGGCCATCATTTTGCCATAAGATGCCATAAGGTCATCTTTCTTCATCTCTTTCATGGCTGCAGCCATAGCGTTAATCATGCCGATTTTTGTTTTCGGTGGTGTTGCTTTAGTTGCTGTAGGCGCTGCCATCTCAGATGTTCCGTTGTCAGCCTTCATCTCGTTAGCAGATTTCTTGGCTTCATCAAGGTTCTCTTCTTCAGTAGCAACGTCCTCGACAACTTCCTGTGCTTCAAGGATAGCATCATCCTCTTGCATTTCTAGTTCTTTATCGGACATTTGAGTCTCCTTTATCAGATAATTACTCATTTAATCTATATTTATAATATTACAATTTTGAGAGGAAATTCTCGAAAACTTTTAGTTTTACACTCTCAAGTTCAGACTTTGAAGCCTTCTTGATTTCTGTTTCATAATCAGCGATTGTGGCTTCTCTGATTACACCATTCTCCCAAACCCACTCTTTACTCTCCATGATGCCATTTACAAAAGCATCTGGTGCTGATGGGTCAGCAACAATGTCAGCGGCAGTTGCAAGATAGAAATCCTTTTGCACTTCTTGTGCGCCAGCTTTT